CCAGCGGGATGGAGCCCTGCTCGTAGGTGAACATGTTCAGGCCACGGTTGGCCCAATCGGCAAACATCAAGTTCATCGACCGACGGGCGGTGCGCAGGTCGTAGCCCGTACGCATCTCACCGCCCACGCGCTCGAACGCCTCCTCGACGACTTCCGTCAAGTCAAGGTTGAAATTGGAGACGCCGGATGTTGCCATTATCTGAACCCTGCTGTTTTCTTTGCGATGGTCTTGGGCTGAGCCACAAACTGTTTGCCCGCCGCCTTACCAGCACGCTTGGCTTTGGTAGTGGCCGCATACTCTGCGGGGCTGAGCGATTTTATCGCCTTCTCTGGCAGGTAGCGCTCGCCCGTTTTTGAAGACGGCTTGCCGCTCTTGGTCCGCCATTTCTGGTCGCCCCAGTTTTTGAGGGATTGCTGGGGAGCCTTCATTATTTTGGATCAAACCTTTGGGTTAGTGCGGATAGCCAAAAACGAAGCTGCTCGTCCTCCATCTTCAGCAACTTATACACGTCATCTGAAGTGAACACGACCTGCTCAACGCGAAAACCCATCAGCGCACCGCCGACCGGAATTTCGCGGGTATCTCCGTTTGACAGCACGAGTTTCATCGCATCTGGCCCCGAGTTCTACCGCGCTGGGCAATGCCATCGGCGCGTTTTGAGGCCGACACAACACCGCCTTTTTTGTATGTTCGTGGCAGCCCCTCAGGAGTGTAGCCTTTGTCCTGACCTGCTTTGATTCGGGGACGGAGGGTATTACGTGCGGCCTCGCGCTCGGCAGCTGCGGCCTTCATTGCGTCCCTGTCGCCGGACATCATGGCTTCGTCTACTTTGTCGTTAAACGTCTGTAGCTCTGCCCAAGCAGCGTCCGCGTCTTTTTTAAAGTCGAAATTTTTGTCTGCATCAGTCACGATAGCCACCTCCGGCTGCTTTGTACTTCTTGGCCACGAGCTGGGCCTTGCGGGCTGACCACTGGCCTGCCCCTGTGCCCTGCGTCGCTGCCGCTTTGACTTGGCCCACAATCCGCTTGCGCAGACTGGGCTTGGTGTAATTGCCAGCCGCATTGACTTTGCCGCCTTCAGCGTACTGCGTGAAGTCGGTGTCATCCCGGCGGGCCTTGCGGACGCCTTTGGGCATTTTGGAGGGGGCGATGTCCCCCATACCGCGACTGGCCATCATGGCTTAGCAGGTCTTGCCGCCGGACTTCATTGTGACCATCTTGCCCTTGGTCTTGCCCTTGACGGCAATACCATCTTTGCTTGGAGCAGCTGTCTTGACAGAGCCCATCTTGGTCATGCCGCCCATAGCCATTTTCTTGGCTGGAGCGCCTTTTTTCTTGGCCATCATTGCTTCAAAGCCTGCGTTCATTTTCGTTGCCATAGTGTCACCACCTTCTTTGAATTTGCGGTTTTTATCCGCAGTTGAAAAATCTTTGCCCACAGACTGCGGGACGCCCACTTTCTTTGCAAACTTCGGGCTGTGCGCTACCGCACGCATGAAGTCGGCTTGTTTCTTACTCGTGCTTGGCATTACTGCCTCGCAGGTTGTCGATCTTGCGCTCAAGCCGGTCGAACCGGTCCAGCAACTGCTGCATGTCAGCACGAAATTCGGAGCGCGTAATGTGGTCACGCGCAACTTCTTCCCGGGTGCGGTTCAGCAAAATGCTGAGCCGATCCAGCTCGTCAAACTTGCCTTTAAGCAAGAAGCCCATGATCGCCACAATGGCGCTCAGAGCCGCGTTCCACAGCATCATCTCCATGTCAGCACTTCCAAGCCCGCAGGCTTTTGTTGATGCGCGAATCCGGGTCCTTCTTGGCCTTCTCGCCGGTCAGCTTCTTCTTCATGCCTTCCATGCGGGCGCAAAAAGAGTCGCGGCGTTTGCCGCCCTCGGGCTGGGGAGCCTTCAGGCCGGGCTTGCCGGGGTTCGCCTTGTTGTAAGACGCCCGCCCCTTGGCGTTCAAGCCGCCCTTCTCGGACTTGCCTTCTTTGCGTGTCCATGCTGGGCTCTTAGGCATAAAACGCCGTCACTTTGGTGTTCGACAGCGTGGCGTAGATGCTCGTTGCGAACAGCACGCCTTCAGCCGGAATCAGAATGTTGAACGTCTCGCCGCCTGCAGTGGTGTTGAGCGTCATGATCGTCGTGCCGCCGGAGCCGCCGTCTTTCATGATAACGCTGCCAGCGGAACCGCTGGGCTCGATCACCAAGCTGCGCAAGCGTGCGCGGCCATCCGTAACTACGCCGGACGCAGCCAACGAAACGGCTTTGACATCGGTTTGCATTGTCATAATCAATCTCCTGTTGTGCAGGGGCCGAAGCCCCCGAGATCAATTAAGCGCCAGCAGAAACTTTGAGAGTACCGCCGTCGTTCCACAGACGGCCAGCAACTGTTGGGTCGCTTGTAGGCAGTGCGGTCATGGAGATGGATGCGTTGGTCAACGAGGCAACGCCCGAAGCTGTCAGCGTGGTGGCTGCAACAGGGCCAGCGACAGCGCCGGTAACAGCGCCAATGAAGCCGTTTGTCGATGTGACTGGGCCGGAGAAGGTAGTGCTTGCCATGATTTTTTCCTCATGCGGTTAAGGCGTATCTGTCTGCATGACGTCGGCCCGGAGCCGTCAGATACACCGGAAAGTCCGGGAGTTGGGGCAATATACACCAAAAGAAAAAGGGGCACAAGGCCCCTTTTTCAATCGACTGCCGAAGGGCGGTCTCGTGGGCTAGGCCCACGCGGATTCTATCAGGACGAACCCGAAGAGCCCCACATACCCAATGGGTCAGACCAGCCGAACGAATAACGCTCACGAGCCTTGTAACGGACGTTGCCGGTGTCAAAATCTCCGTCCATGGAAGTGGACAGAGCGGTACGCTCGAAGTGCTTCAGGCCGTTTGGAACGTCTGTGGTCAGGAACCAAGCGTTGTTGTCGGTCAAGAAGTTGTTGACGGTGTAACCACCAGAGATGGTGCCCATCTGCTTCAACGCGTTGATGTCGTTGTCAGCAGTGCCAACACGCAGTTCGGTGTCCAGCAAGCGCTTGGCAACGAACATCAGTGATGGAGGGATAATCAACTTGACTGGTTTGGCAGCGATCAACAGACCACGTTCATCAGTCCAAGCAGCGATCTGGATGGTAGCGTTTTCCAACGATGTCTCGTTCAAGTCAACGCCAGTGGTTGGGCTGTTGTAGTTCACACCACCGCCGACCAAAGGATGACCAACGCGAGTGCCGCTGGAGTTGTTACCGAACAAAGACACGCCGTCGCCGCCGAGAGCGGAGCCAGCAAAGCCGGTGTTCAACACGGAAGCAGCTTTGACCTGCTTGGTGTAAGCCATACCGCGAGCCAGAGCCTTGGTGTAGCGGGCAGACAGACTGTCGTACAGGTTGTCTTCCACAGCTTCTTCAGTGATGGAGAAGCCCAAAGCGATGGTTTCGTGGGTGTAGCGTGCAGTGAAGGCTTCCTGCGCGTTGTCGTAAGCGATGGCGGAGCCTTCACTCTTGACAGGAGCAGCGCCAAAACCGGACAGCTTGGTCTCTTCTTCAAAGCTACGCTCAGATTTCTCTGTTTCGTAGATTTCTTTGTGTTGCTCGCCGTAGCGTGCATATTCCAAACCGAACAAGGCGTTCAGACCGGGGAGCAGCTCTTTGAGCAGTTGTGCGCGTGAAATTGCCATGGTGAATTACTCCTTACAGGCCGACGTTGTTCAAGTACGAGTGTGCACTGGGGTTGAACTTAACCAACACATCAGTGAACGCATCGCCGGGAGTGGACGCAAAGCCCACAATACGGAAAGCTGCAGCGGTAGTCACCACAGTGGATTCCAAGGCGCTTGTCGAGTTACCTGTACGGGTAGAACCTGTAGAGGTGCTCTGGGCAGCAGCGAAGAAGGTGTTGGTGCCCAAAACGGTTTGAGCGCCGGAGCCATCCAACTGTGCTTGGAACACGACGTTGGGGTCGGTAATCACTTTAGCAGTCACCACGCCGGTTGTGCCGGAGGGGTAGTACTGAGCATTGATTGTCTGACCTTGTGCGTTGACGTACTCGCAACCAACAAACACACCAATTGCGCCCACGCCGTTGCCGCCGAGGTTGTTGGTGGTGATGTCAGCGCCGGTGGCAGTAGCCAAAGCGATGTAGCCGTTGGCGTCGATCAAGACGACTTGGCCATAGAACAAGTTGGTGGCGGTGCCAGCGGGGTTAATCAGAAAAGTCTGAGTAGCGCCAGCGTAGGGCATGCCATCAACACGATTTACGGGGATAAGCCCGTAGGGGGAAGCTGTAGTTGCCATTTAAGGACTCCTTGTTACTTTGAACCAGAACCAAAACCGCTTCCGCGACTGGTTGTGGACTTGCGTTCCGCAAACAGTGGCATCCGCGAGTCATTGTTTCGCATGAAGCTGTTATCAACAGATTCCATCTGAGCCTGCGCCTGTTTGGCGTAATACTCGTCCCGGGCTTGGGCGCGTTCGCGTGGCATCTTGCAGAGCATGAGGCCGCCGAGTTCGACGTTGCCGGTTTTCGCATTACCCTCAAGCATCAGCTCGGGATGGTCGACTGCTTTGACCGGTTCCCAACCTTCACGCATCTTGGTAGACACGTTCGTGTTTTGTGCTTCGCCAAGTACGTGAGTCGCAATCCAGCGATACACCATACCGGGTTCAGGGGTTGGATCAGGCAGTGCACTCGCAGGTGTATACACATAACGAGTCGTTTTGTCGCGTGCCTCAAGAGCACGAGGGTTCCGGTTAATTGTTTCAGCCATTCGATTTCTCCAGTTTTGCTACTTCAGCAGCGTATTGCTGCGGGGTTAATCCATATTTTTTCGCCAACGCAACCTGCGTGGGAGTCAACTGGACTTTGCGTGCACCAGTCGAACGAGTCGCCGGAGCCACAACCGAGGTAGGTCGCTTGGAGCTGTCGCCGGATTTTGGCTTGTCGTCAGAACCACCGAAAACTTCGGGGAACGTGGACTTCATGCGAGCATCAATGCGCTCGAAGTATTCGTCAGAGCGGGGATCAACCCCGGAGTTGACTAGTTTTTGGTGCAGCCCTAGTGCAAAGCTGGTGACTTCCTCGTATCCCGCCGAACCGAACCACTGGTTTTTTGCCTGCCAGCGAACAGTTTTGTCGTCCAGTTCTTGACGTGATACTTGCGTTTGCTGAGTTTGTACATCAGATTCCTCCACCTGTAAAGGGGTGTGGCGGAAATTTTTTGCAGCTTGGAACTTGATCTTGGCATCCATCAAGGCATCTTGTGCCGCGACAACGCCGTCCGTGTCAAATGCCTCTGTCGCTTCCTTGAGCTGACGCTTGGCTTTCTCCACCTCAGTCTCGGCCAGTGACAGCTGGGACGCGGCGTACTGCTCGGTGCCCGAGTTGACGTACTGCTTGAGTCGGTTGTTCTCCGACACCATGTGTTGGGCAAGGCGCTCCAGCTCCTGCTTCTCGCGCAGCAGTGCTTCTTTGGCCCGGCGCTCGTCGTGACGTGCGTGAGTCAGCTCCTTGATGCGCTTTTTGACGCCGTCGGAGTAGCTCTCGATCTCGTCGTCCGTGGGATCGGCCACGTCACGGTCCAAGGGTTTGCGGCCCCGGTCTTTCTCGGGGGTGTCGTCGACGATCTCGATCTCGACATCGCCGTCAGTTGAGACGTCCAGATCGACGGTTTTGTCGTCGTCCAGCTCGTCCGGGAATTTGTATTCACTCATTTCTGCTCCTTATGCGCGGGTATAGCCGCGTGGGTCTTGCACAACACACTCAATTTGGTCGTCGTTCAGAACCCTGAACTCTTTACCAAACACCTTAAAACGCGTACCTGTGTAGGTGCGCACGAGCACAAAATCACCCTCTTTGCACCATGCGCCCGACGGGAACTTGGCAGGGTCTTTGTACGCGTCTGGTCCGACCCGCAGCACGAACAGCACCGTGGTGGCATGTTCTTCCGCTCGCATGGTCGCAGCATCTCGAACGAGGTCGAGGCTCGTACCGGCGATCTTTTCATCGACTTCAGGCACGACGCACAGCAGCTTGTATCCGGTTGGGATGGGCAGCGCTGACGCTTTGGTTTCGTTGTCCGCATCGGCCTCGGGGGCGTCGATCGGTTGGATGTGTTTGGGCAGTGTGATGCCCTGAGGCAGAATGATTTCACTCATCTGATTGCTCTACTTTCTCTACAAGGTCGAGGAGGTGACGCTCTGCGGTAGCTAGGCCTTGAATCACACCACAGAGTTTTTGGTAATCGTCGAAAGAGCGGCATGCCCCACCCGCCAAGTCATCGGCGTAGTTGTTCATGTCGGTGCGTAATTTCTCGCGCAATACGCGTGCGAATTCGGAGATCATTGGTTACGAGGGCCTTTCCTTTGGTTTTGGGCAGCGGACTGCTGCTTGCTCTTGGCGATATCGATGCCCATGCGGACACCTTCGCGTTCTTGGTCGGCTTGCAGCTTCTTCTCTGCCTGCTGCGCCTGCTGGCCAGCCTTGAAGCCGTCCAGCTCCATCTTGCCTGCCAGTGCCTGCTTCTTCAGCTCCAGCTCGTCTGCACGAGCGGCCGCGTCGATCTGCACCTTCTTCTCCTTGATGTCCACCTCTTTGGCTTTGATCTGGAGTTCTTGCTGCTGCATCTGCACGACAGGGTCTTGCGCTTGCTGCTGGGCTTGCTGCTGAGCGGCTTGTGCTTGACTTTGCTGCAGCACCTGCTGCGCGGCTTGGGCCATCATGCCGGACAGGGCGATCTCGATCTGCGGTGGCAACTGCTCGCCTTCGGGCGGCAGGGGCATGCCCAACTGCTGCTCAATCTTCTGGCGGTAGGCAAAGCCAACGTGCTCGGCAATGTGTGCCTGCATGGCTGCTTGAATTGCTGGGGCCCGGGGGTTTTGGCCAACCAGCTGCATGATGATTGGGTCCTGCATGGCCATCATGTGCACTTGGATGTGGGCCTGATGGTCTTGGTACTGGAACGCCTTTAAGGGTTTACCCTTGAGTGCATTCATGTTTTCCGACACGGGGTCGGTTGGCTTTTGGTCTTCCTCCAGCGGCACGAGCTTATCGGCGTGCTTGATGCCCAGCACCTCCAGCATGCCCCGGTGCAGCTTGGGCAGGTCGTAGATGTCAGGAGCAGACTGCGCCAGCTGGATCACGGCTTGGTACTGCACCACGCGCTGGCTCAATGTGGCCGCATTGGGGTCGCTCACCGGCATGATGTCAACGTGACGGTAGTCGCCCTTCTTGGCGCGTGGGCCTTCTTCGCCGTCCGGCTCGTAGGTGTACTCGTCGTCTGTGTAGTCGCGGATGATCGCGGCCAGCAGCTGCAGTTCTTGCTTCAAGGTGAAGTGCACCCGGGCCTGCACGGCCGTCATGACTTTGAGCTGGCGCTCCAGCAAAGCCAGTGTCGAGCCCACCGGTGCGTTGGCACCCATGTCGCTGATCTTCATGTCGGCCGTTGCGGCAAACCGACGACCCTCTTCCACCACGGTGTTGAGCAGGTTGTACAGAGTGGCCGATGGGTCTTTGTACGGCAGGGGCAGGATGTTGTCGCGGATCGCGCCGGAGCCCACATCCACATCACGCCACTCGCCCGGGGCGATCGGTGTGTCGTCGCCCTTGATCCGCAGACCACGGGACTTCAGGCCACCGGGCAGGTTGGACAGCGTACCAGCGTCAATCAGCTGACGCATCAAGCTGGTGGCCGAGTTGGCAAAGCCACCGATCAGGTGGAACAGGCCAAAGCCGTAGGCACCGAAACCGGGGATGTACTGGTAGTGCACGAAGTGCTGGCGCTTGAGGTGCAGGTCGTCGTCTTCCCCCCAGTTGCGGCGCAGGGCCAGCACGGTGTTGTTGCCACGGATGTAGGTCAAGACGTACGGCAGCGCAATCTTGACTTCTTCCCCGTCTTCGTCCGCTGCGGCCCGTGGGTCGCCCTTGACAACCAGCTCCACATGGGACTCATACAAGGTGTAACGCTCGTCGTTCAGGTCAGCAAAACCGGTCTCTTTGTCCTTGGCTTTGTTGATCTCGTCGATGTGTTTGTCCGGCGAGCCGATGTCCACGTCGCGGTAGAAGCCCGCCTGCTGGAGCTTCTTGATCTCGTTCTCGGTCTTGCGCATGACGTGCGTGACGCGGTAGCAAGACTGGATGTCCGAGGTGCCGTAGGGCAGCAAGATGTCCTCGGCAGGAATAAACACAGACGTTTGACGGCCGATGTTGGGGTCGAAGTACACCTTTTTGAACGCCGAACCCGTGGCCGGGAGGCTCCACAGCATGCGCTCGTGCTCTGGGCGAAACTCCTGCATGACCTCAGTCAGCTGGAAATTCATGTCTTCTTGCACCCGCTGCGCGGCTTCTTTCTTCTCGGGGGTCTCTTTGCCCACGATCTTTGTGCGCACTGGCCCCATGGCCGGGAAGGTCTCAGTGATGGTCTCTGACTGGAACCGGACAACCGCCTCGGTAATCATTGGGTGGAACACGCCAGACGCGCCGTCCCAAGGCTCGGTGCGCTCTTCGATCTGCAGGCCCAGCAGTTTCAGGCCGGTGACGTAGGCCTTCTCCCACTCTTTGCGGGAGTTGCGGTCATTGTCGATGTCGCCGTCAAGGTCGTTGACCATGGAGGACAGCTCACCCTCGGACAGGTACTCGGCCAAGTTGGCGTCGAAGTCGTCAATGCTGGGCTCGGCTTTTTCAATGTCGATCTCCACATCACCCATGTCGATGTGCACCGCTTCTGGGTCCACGATCTCAATCTCGATCGGCTCTTCCATATCGCCTGCGGCGTCGATGCCCATGGGCTGCTGGAAAAGGGCTTTGTCAATGTTGGTCGCCATGTGTGTTCCTAGTAGTACGCCGCTCTGCGGCGTCGGTATGTCCGGTCTTCTTGCTCATCCGAGTCAAGGGGTATAAACCCACCCTTTCGGAAGCGTAACAGCGCTTGCGATGTGGTGTCAACGTAGTCGTCGTTCTCGCCGTTGGGAAACGATGCAACTTCCTCGATCACCTCACGGGCCCAGCGCGTGTCTGGAGCCCAGACCGTACCCGACGCAAAAAGGTCAGACACAGCGTTCAGCCGCACGATTTTATCGTTACCCCGGCTCGGGCTGAACTCCTCGACCGGTATGCCAGTGGCCCGCAGCTCTTGGATCAGGGGTGCACCAGCGGCTTTCTTCTCCACAATGAACGCGTCTGGCGACCACTCCTTGTAGTGTTTGAGCGCAATCGCCTTGAGTTCGGGGAACGCCATCCTGTCTTTGAACGCATCGAGCAGGATCACCTGCGCCTTGTCGCCCTCTTCCTCGTTGTAGAACACCCCCCACGTTGTGCACGCGGAATAGTCGGCCGTGGTCTTGGTCTCAAACGCCGTGTCCCAGCTCTGGATGATGTAG